CGTCGTTACGCTGAATGCATTGCAGAACAACGCGACTACTTATCAGTTCGAGCTTGATCAAGCGATCCTGGCAGGCATTAGCTCAGAGATTGAGCGGATCATCAACCTGATCATCTTGGAAGGTGGAGAGCAGGATCTATGGAGTATGCGCGCATACGTTGAAGGCGCTTACCAGCAAGGCACGGCAATGACAGCCGCGAATCTTACTGTGCAGTCCGAGGCGTACGCACTAACCAAACCAACACTGGACGCCATCCTATTCAGTCCGCCATATCGAAAGCGTATCAGTCTTCTTGCCGCTCGAGAATTCGAACTAATGCAGGGATTTGCAGGCGCGCTTAGATCCGATCTTGCGCAGACTCTGACGCGCGGCCTAATCGCCGGCCAAAACCCTAGAGTGATTGCTAAGGACATTCAGGCGCGTACAGGAGTGAATAAGTCGAGGGCTGAGCGTATTGCTCGCACTGAAGTGACTAACGCATTCAGGCAAGCGCGCATGGACGAAGCGCAAGATGCGCAGACTAACTTGGGGATTAAGACAAAGATCATGCACCTCAGCGCACTAAGCCCAACTACCCGGCCAGACCATAGAGCGCGTCACGCCAAGCTGTACACCATTCAAGAAGAGCGCAATTGGTACGCTACAACTCCAGGCGCTCCAATTAATTGCAAATGTGGAATGACAGAGGTTCTCGTTAACGATAAAGGCGATCCACTATCACCAGCAATCATCGAGCGAGCCAAGCGCAAGCTGAAATAGAAAAAGGCCCTTGTTTAGAGGGCCTTTTGTTTTACTGCCAGATCTGGATTATCAGTCCGACAAATATTCCAAGAAATGAAAAGCATCCAATTGTTGCCGTTATCGTGTATAGAGCTGACTCCTTCTTATTGTGCGGAGACAAAAAGAAACACAACATCAGAACCATGAATGAAGTTGCCGCAATCTGCCAGCCCATCAAACCACCTCCCGCTTAAACCCAGCATCAACCAGTCTAGCCGCAGTAACCCGGCAATCCACATCGGCAATATCCATGATCTCGCGGATTGCGGTTTCGCGCAGTTCGGCGGATAGTTGTTCTGGGGTTTTTATTGCGCGGAACCCTGTAACCTCTTCCATCCACAGACCGCTAGCACACTGAGCGACCGCGTGCGGCTTGAAGTCGTCATAACCGTGGCAAAGAATAACGCCATGCTCCCATACGCCGTAATCGGTTTCTACTTCGCACTCAGTATTAACCGGCGGCAACCCATCTTGCGGGCCTGACCATTGCTTAGGTTGTGCAGACTGTCGCTCAATGTAACGAGCAGGATCGTCTTCTTTGCTAGCAGTATTCCACACGCCATTAGGAGCGAAATACTCACTCATGAACAGCCACTTATCTCCATCCTTCTTATAGAAACCAGGATTAAACTGCAACGTTTCAGAACCGTAATGAGTTGCTGATTCCGGCCAATTCAAATTACTCATAACTTAACCCCGTCCGCGTCGAATTGTGGGTGATAGGTTTTAACGATGTGAAGCTGAGCCTGTAGAGACTCGATAGCCTGCTTATCGTCCCATAGCTCAGTCTCGCCACCAGATAGATGCGCCCACTGATACGGGTCACCCTGCACATTCAGATCCTTGTCAAGCACTCGCACTTCGAATGCGTGAATATGCCCTATGTAGCTGGTAGCAATCGTGTACTCGCCATGCATCAAATTTACATCCAGCGCCAAATCAGTGATTTCTCTGATCAGCTTTCGTTCTTTAACCGTCGCCATCTTTGCCGCCTCCGTTGTGAATGAGCCGAATGTAGCAGCGTTATCGGCTCATGGCAACTGTTTTCCGGAGAACAGTTACCGGCTCACAGGAGTCTGCCGTTTTGCCTGGCCCAATCGGCCGGATGCTTGGCGTGCTTGCTAAGGTTGCATCCAGGGCAAAGGCATTGCAGATTTGAAGGCCAGTTGCTGCCTCCTAGCGCAAGAGGCACGATATGATCGGCGTGAAATTTCTGTTCGCCTGACAGTAATAACTTTTTGGTACAGCTAGCACATCGGCCGCGCTGGCGAGAAAAGATCAGAGCGACATCCTCAGCCGTGTGAAATCCTTCCGCGCTAGCCTTTCTTGCGCGCCTGGTGCGACTATGCGCTATGGATGATTCATGATTGGCTTCTCTCCAAGCTCGACATTTAGCAGAAACCTTGCCCGCGTTAGCTGCGTACCATGCGCGGTCAATAGCTGATGCCTTTTGTGGGTTCTTTCTCGCCCACGCTCGGCTTTTTTCATTGAATGATGCAGGATCTGACGCGTATCTTGACCTTGCGAACTCTGATGCGCATGCCTTGCACTTTGACTGCAAGCCTGATTTGTTGCGCGACATTTTATGGAATTCAGATTCTTGCTTTTCGGTGTTGCATTTATTACAGAATTTCATAGACTCTCTCATCAAGAGATCATCGAAAGGAGCGCGACAGGTGGTGATGAATCACTTTTCGGATGGCCGTCCTAGTCGCGTGCAAATCATATCATTTTCTTAATCTTTTTGGAAGGAATAATCCGCCTGAAGGGGCCTGCTCGATAAGCATTTCTGCAACAGCGTCAAAGAGAGGGTCCAATTGGTCGTCATGCTTGTGCGAGTCATCAGCGCTGAAGTCGGCAACCTCTGCCAAGAACGGCAGCACCCAGTCAGTCTTGGCTATCAGCTTTCCGTTGCTGTCTTGCGTGCGGAGGATCGGATAGCCGTCTTCGTTCAGGATCGCAGGTACGAACACGCGACCATTCTTGACGTAGCTCTGGATATCCAGGCAGCGCGACACCTTGTTGTTGTCAGGGCCGCGAGGAATGGCCTTGATCGGGATGTGCTTCTTGTTGGTCAGTGTCTGAATCAAGCCTGTACCGCTAGCCTTATCCTCAATCGCCATGTGCCGGATCTGTCCTTGATAGGTGCTATCCCATGAAGACCATTCAGCCCATGCGTTCTGCGCAGTTGTGATCAGTTCGTCTGCATCCCACTTGCCGCGCCTAACATCGACCAGGTAGGCGTTGTTGTCTACGCCAAGCCCCCACAATTCAAACACTGAATAGTCATTAAGCTCGCCTTTCTTCTGCGCTGTATCCGCGTATACGGCTCGCCACTGCATTTGCGGCAATTGTTCGTATCGTTGCAGCCATGCCGAGTCAAGAAGGCCACCAGTAAGCGCTTGAGGACGCTGCATATACTGAGACATGAACGTGTACTCGTCTCGCTCCCAAAGCGACATGAGGTCGTTGACGTGTTCCATTTCCGGCCAATATGACCAGTAACGAACTCCGCCTTTTTCGACTGAATCGGTATCCTTTACCGTATCCCAGCACATTTGCCGGTATGGCTCTGGCAGCGTGGCAATGTAGTCCTCTGTAACAAGCGCAGGGATCGCGATATTCTTGAACTCAACACCCATGCCTCCAGCCATCATGAAGCCGGTTGCGTCCATCGTGTGGAGGCGCTGCTGAATGGATACGATAGGCGTAGGATGTTCTTTGGACTTGTCGCCGCGACGAGAGCGGAAGGTGCCCGTTAGTCGCGCATTGCTGGCGTCACGCTTCGTATTCGAAAGCATGTCGTCGGGCTTGTTCAGGTCGTCAAATAGCAGGCACCCGGAGAACTCAGGCCCGAAGTAGCCAGCACGACCACCTGTAATCTGGCCGCCAGCTGACTTGCTGATGGTCTGCCCAACTGATCGGCCTTTGTCGTCGATCAGTTCCCATTCTTCAGCCTGGTTTACGCCGAATACCGAAGGCCATAGCTCTTGATATTCCTTTGACGCAATAATGTCCCGCGTGCGTCTGGAGTTTCGACGTACAAGCGAATCAGCGTAAGAGACGTTGAGGTTTCTGAATCGGCGCAGCTTCTTGGACTGCACCTTTGTGTTGATATAGGCAGGCAAGTGGATAGAAAAGAATTCTGTCTTCGTGCCGCCAGGAGGGATGTTGACGATCAGGTTGCCAGGCTTCAGCTTACCGTTAATCAGGTCGTCAATAGACGCAGCCATCATCTTGTGGTGCCAGTTCACCAGCAGCCGGTCACCCTGAAGCAGCTCAAACCATATGCGAGTGAAATTTAGGAATGACTTCTCGGACTTCTGCTTGAGTATCAGCCGGTCCGCAAAATTCATATCCTCCCAATCGAGCAGTTTATTAGTCGAGGTCATCGAGCTTGTTCCCTAGCTCTAGTTCGGCCTGCTTGTAGTCTGCGGGGGAGTAGTTGACGTGCGTTACGGTGCCTGAGCTGCTGACCTCTGACTTCTCAACCAGCCCAATATCCCGCGCAATAAGCGTGGGGTTCATCAGCCCAGCAACGGCATTCTCGAACTTGTACTGTTTCATGCGGTCTTCAATCTCATCGCAGACAAGATCGAACTCTTC